TGACGTCGAACAGTGTGTCGTACTCGTGGTCGGTCAGTTTGAGTGTGATGGTTTCTTTACGATTCATGAGTTGGTCTCCTGTGCGATGTACGTGATGGCTTCGATAATGTAGTAGTTTGTCATGCTACTAGCTTTACCGAACGCTGGTGGATAGCTTCGAGCATTGCGTAGAAGGTGTTCTACGCGTATGCGGTGGATGAATGGGAGCTTCATGCTCCTTTCTTCTATCTGTCTGAGCAGACTGTTGGTGTCTGCGTCATAGGATAGATATTGGTTGGTACTAGGTGCAACGCGCTGTTGTTTGGGTCTGTCTTCTGATTTTAGGTCGTACTTCTTGATGTGTTGTTGTTCTATTGATCGACGGAACCAGTGAATTGATCGTTGTTTCATTTGATGTTCTTTCTGTGTTTCGTTTGATGTTATGTTATATATAGAAATTTAGCTTCTATAATATATATAGGAAACCGGATAAAATAGACAGGAGTTATGAATATAACGAAACAAACAAAAGATTGACTACCACTTGATGATGTGGTATAATGGGATTAAGGAGGAGTGATATGGACAATGTTACGTGTAGAATGTGTGGCGAGGAGCAGTTGGGACCTGAGGCGTTGGCTGCAGGTTGGTGTGTTAGATGTTGTTTGGCGTGGTACGTCCGCGAAAAGGCTAAGAGGAGGGCGTATGATAAGAGTAGAGCTGTGATAAGGAGAGAGATGAATAAGGTGAATAGGTATACTAGGAGGAGTATTATTAAGAGGGCGTTTGAGGGGCTAGGAGATAGTCTGCCTGTTGATACGGAGTTAAAGGATACCAAACGTGATAGTGATACGTGACATAATACTTTTAGGTTAGATAAGTCTCTCTCTCTCTCTCTCTCTCTCTCTCTCTCTCTCTCTCTCTCTCTCTCCTCATCATCTAACCTAAAATTTTTATGTCACGTATCCCGATCACGGATTGCTCTGGCCATTCTATGTCCCTCCTGCTTCTGGGTTTCGTGGGTACGCGCAGACGGGTGCTTACAGGCGTGGGCTTGGCAAAGCCAACCCAAGCGTTCTGTCATCAGGTTTTAGTGGTTATCACCTCCTCTCCTTTGTTTGTATGAGAACGTACATCGATGTTCTGATGTACGTTCTCAGTCTGTTGTTAGATGTTGTATCCCATCTTACGTGCGTACGCGATCTTGTCTTTGTCAGACGCGTTACGTTCTTTGTTGTACTTCTTCATGTACGCTTTGACCTTCTCGGGGTTCTTAGCTCTCCACTGCTTGTTGAAGTACTCGCGACGCTCCTTCCTGTAGATCGCTTTCTCGATCTCTTCAGCGGTGTACTTCTCGTTGTTGAAGCTCATCTCGTTCGCAAGCTCGTCGAAGTTCTTCTCGTTCATTGATGTCTCCTGTTCGTTGATGTTGTTGTCGTTGATGTTGTCGATGTTCTGTTCGTTGTTCATTGATGTCTCCTGTTTGATGTTATGTTCAAAGCTTTGATGTAAGATTTAATTTATTTAGATTTTAAATCTTACTTCATAATATATAAATTAATTATATATCGTTATGAGAGCCCCCCAGACCCGCCCCCATTGAGCAGACTTCCAGCCCCAATATACACTCCTAAAATCTATACAAAATTTTAACTGCATAGCCTCATATCCTAAAATCTATACAAATTTTTACCTGCGTATCCTTTTCTATCCATATGTCCGGTTGAATTCTAAAAAATTTTGTAGTATACTATTAGCATCATGGGACAGAGAATTTTGAAGCCAGAACAGCATGACGCAATTCGTCTTCTAGCCTCTGGCAAGTCCTTCAAAGAGGTCGCTTTGGCACTTGGTATCATTACGCAGACCCTTTATTACTGGCGCCAGCAGCCGGAGTTCATGGCCGAGCTGCAGGAGGCCTATGACGCGGTTCGGGAGGAAGTGCGTGGAATCATCGACAGTCAGGCAGTACAATCGGCCAACACGTTGGTTGCGCTTCGCGATGGCTCTGAGTCAGACAAGGTCAAGTTGGACGCTGCCAAAGACCTCCTCGACAGGGCGGGCTTCAAACCGACAGAGCGCATTGCCATCCAGGCTCAGATCGGAGTGACTCCGGAGTTGGCAGGTCTCATCCGAGACATTCTTGCCGAGAGTCGCGGTGTGGTGGACGTGCCTATCAAGGAGATTGACATGCTGCCAGAGAGGAAGACGTAGTGGAAGAGCTACGGCTTTTTCTGAAGGAGCAATGCGCCACCAACTTTTTCTTCTTCCTCAAGTTTGTCCTTGGCTTCAATGACTTGACACCTGGCTTTCACGGGCAGATCACCCGCTATATGACGCGCCCGGGCCAGTTCAAACTGATTGTAATGCCGCGTGGTCACCTCAAAACGACGATCTGCACCATCGGCTATGCCATGTGGAGGGCCCTGCATCAGCCCAACATCCGGATCCTCATTGCCAACGCCACAGCGACCAATGCCATGCACTTCGTCCGCAGCATAGGCAACACGTTGCGGAGCAATGAGAGAGTGCAGTGGTTGTGGCCGGAAGTGATTCCCCAGCCCGGGCAGACCAAGTGGACGGACACCGAAATTGAGCTTGTGCGCACGCAACATCACCCAGAGAGCACGATCGAGTCCATTGGAGTCGGTGGGACGGTGGTCAGTCGGCACTATGACCTCATTATTGAGGATGACTTGCTGGCGCCCGAGGACGGTTTCGTGACTGCAGAGATGGTCCAGAAGGTCAGCACGTGGCACAAGTACGCGACCAGCCTCTTCGTCAACCCCCAATTGGGAGAGCAAGTGGTGGTTGGGACGCGGTGGCTGTACGATGATTTCATCTCCTATCTGTTTGAGAATGAGAAGTGGTTCCTTCCGTGCCTGTATACGGGTGTGTATGATGATGGGATGAGGCCCGTTTGGCCCGAGAGGTTCACGAGTGATGTGCTGGATAGGGTGTTGGACCAGCAAGGGCCCAAGATTTTCAGCACGCAGTATATGAATGATCCGGTCCATGAGGACGCGAGGTCCTTTGACAGTGCATGGTTTCGTTATTATACACAGTTCCCACCAGTCAATGACCGGGGTGAGGCACGTGTTTTTCGATGTGTTACCGCCGTTGATCCTGCGATCAGCCAGAGGAAGCACGGGGACTTCAGCGCAATTGTTACTGTCGCGACGCTTTCTGACCGCACTCGATACATTGTTGACGCGAGGAGAGGGCGGTGGGGCGTAGATGAGCTCATTGATCATGTGTTTGAGGTGTATCGTCAGTGGAAACCTAGCAGGATTGGCCTTGAGACAGTGATGTTTCAGAAGGCGTTGCTGTGGCCCTTCCGCGAAGCCATGCGGAGGGAAGAGACCAACCTGCCCATCATCGAGTTGAGGCCCTCCAGCCGCGTCACGAAGGAGGGTCGCATCCAGGCGTTGCATGAGTTTTTCAGTAATGGGAGCCTCTGGCTCAATAGGGAGCACAGGGAGTTGATGACGGAGCTCCAGGGTTGGCCGGCAATTTCGCATGATGACCTGTTGGACGCTCTGGCGTATGCGATGCAAATGCTGGTCTACCCGGCCAAAGAGCAAGAATTGGTCACGCCGAACATAAACTCTTTCGAGGTTATCAAGAAAGAGTTGGACAGAAAGCGCAACGCAGTTGCTGGTCCCTTCGTGTGGCCTCTAGCAGGCAGGCAGGCAGCAGTGCTTGCGCGGAATGTGTTGCCTCAGACGGAGGAGGAGATACTGGAGGCCATGATTGCCAGCCGAGAGTAGGGCTCAGCAGCGCTTCATGGGCATGATGTTGCGCAATCCTAGGCTGCGTGAAGTCCGCAACATCTCGTTGACGACTGCGAGGGACTTTGCCCGTGTGTCCCTTCGGCACCCGATACCGGAGAGAGCTGGCCAAGAGGGCTACAAACGGAGGATGCATCGTGCGTAAACGACGTGAGCGGGTGAAGAGGGACAGGGCGATTGGCGGAGATCCCCTTCTGGATAGACTGGAGGAGTCGCATAGGACGCCCCAGGATACGCGGGCTGACACGCTCAACTTCGTGGACAGCGTGAAGAGGGACATGATGAAGGGTCGGTCGAAGAGGCGTGTGTGATTTGGTTGTCACTCGTGCTGCTGGCTGGCTGTTCGTCAGTGAGCCCTGTGCTGTCCAAGGACACAGAGCTGCATACGTGCCATTCGATCGAGGCGCCACTGACGGTGGGCCTTGGCATAAACTTCTTTATTCTGAAGAACGACTTCAATGACTGTACGGATGAAGAGGGTAAGAAGAAATTGAAAGGAGGGAAGGACGATGGCGCTAAGGAAAGGTAGGATGGAAGTGCCGAAGATGCGCAAAGGGCGCACGAGCCCACTGATCACTGCACTGCATGGTGAGGCAGGTAGTGGTCTGCGCAAGCCCGCGGGCCAGGCAAGGGTCTCGACGGGTATGATGCATAACTTCATTAACGCTAAGAGGGGGGGTGCTAGGTAATGCCGAAGGACGACTACGATCCGACTAAGAACAGTGGCAAGCAGCCATGGACTGGCATTTGCAGTCCGCTACAGACCCAGCCGATGGACGGCGTGTTCGATCGGACGGGCTCGACGCTGCCAAGCTCGGCGGCCAAACCGAAGCACTGATCTGGCTGGGGGATCTTTGCCTGTGTGTCTGGTGCGGTGCCTGGCATGAGGCGTGGAGGGTCGAGTGCCCCTTGAGGGAAAGCTAGAGTATTGGAAAGAGGAGATCAGGAAGGCCAGACTCTACCTGGATCACAAGAACAGGATTAATAAGTGGAAGGATTATAGGAAGTGGTACAGGAATGAGTACCCAGAGAGCATGGTCAGTGTGAATAAGGTGTTTGGCATCGGCCGTGCCATGGTCCCTCAGCTGTACTTCAAGGCGCCCACGATCCTGGTGCGTCCTCGGAAACCCAACGCCAGCCAGCAGGCAAAGATCCTGGAGGCCATCGACGCCTGGCTCATTGACCATATGGGATTGAAGAGCCAGATAAAGTACATGATCCTGGACGCATTCCAGGTTAACATAGGAGTGATCAAGTTTGGCTATCACTCGATTGGCACTGAGTTGCCGCCACCCAGCGATGAGGCCACCGAAGGCGTTGCCGAGATGTTGGGTGCTCAGCCAGAGGAGTTGACTGATGAGCTGGAGCAACGCAAGTGGTCCTATCATGATTATATCAAGCCCAATACGCCGTGGGGCCTTCGCATCAGGCCTGAGGATGTACTTGTGCCTTGGGGCTATGTTGATGAGCATGAGGCCCCGTGGATGGCATTTCGTATTGTGCGGGATTTGGAGGACGTGAAAAAGGATCCAGTGTACAAGAACCAGGCTGGGCTGAAGGCCAACCTCAAGATCGACGTGTCACCGAGTAATACGAAGTCGCCCAATATGTTCGGGGAGTTGGCGACGAAGGCCGAGTTCTTGGAGTATTATGAGATTTGGGACAAGCGCGATGGCACCATTCGGGTCATGGTCAAGGAGCATGATAAGTGGTTGAGGGATGAAGAGCATGAGCTTCCGATCAAGGGCTTTCCTGCCGTCGTGATGAGGTTTAATCCGGATTGTGAAGATTTTTGGGGCGTCAGCGATGTCGAGCAGATCCGGAAGCAGGTCAATGAGCTGAATGAGAATAGGACGCATGAGATTGAGACCAAGCGCCTGGCGAATGTGAAGGGCGTTGTGGACACGAATGTGGTGAAAGAGGATGAGTTGCAGAAGCTGGAGAAGGGCAAACCTGGTCCGATCATTAGGGGAGAGGGAAATGTGCAGGCGGCCTTTGCGCAGTGGGAGATGAAGGTTCCTCCGGATTTCTTCCGTGTGGATGATACTATTGATAAGGACATCCGGGAGGTCATCGGTTTTAGTCGGAACCAGGCGGGCGAGTTTGATGTGCCCCGGAGGACGGCGACCGAGGCCAACCTGGTGCAAAGCGCTCATGAGCTGAGGGCCGATGAGCGCAGGGACATAGTGGCGGATGTGGTCAAGGAGTCCTTTCAGGACAAGATTCATCCGATGATCTTCGAGTTCTGGACGGACGAGCGCGTCATTGAGGTTGCGGCATTGCAGGGTTGGTACAAGTATACAGGGCCCCAGATCCGAGGGGATTATGATTTGGATGTCGTGCCGGACTCGGCCCTCCCGATCAGTAGGCAGCAAGAGCAGCAAATGAGCCAGCAAATGTTCCAGATGTTCAAGGGCGATCCGATGATCAAGCAGAGAGAGTTGTATGTACGAGTCATGAATGTCTTTAAGGATTTGATTCCGGATCCCGATCAGCTGTTGGAGGATCCGCAGGTAGTGCAGCAGAAGCAACAGGCCATGCAGCAGCAGGCACAGAGGGGGGCTGGGCGTGGCCGTTAAGCGCGACTATGAGTGTGTCAGGTGTGGTGAAGTGCGCGAGGCTGTTGGCGAGCCCTGGATGGGCTTGGTGTGTAGTTGTGGTAGCGTCATGATGTATATTGTGACGCTCAGCAAAGCGCAGCCAGCGACGGATGCGCTGTGGCCGTTGTGGCATCCCC